AAAGCCCCTGGTTCTTCTTGAGATAATGTTTGAACCAGATCTCTCATCTCATTATCATTCTCAACAAGATAATCCGTTTTATCAATTATACCTTTAGCTAACTTGTAGTTTTTCATCAGTCTTCTAGCATTTCTTCTGATTTGCTTAAGACCTTGCCATTCCAACCAATCCATATTCCATGCTGCCCAGTCTTCATCCTTTTTCTTTGCAGGAATAAACTGAAGAGGTTGAGAGATGCTGTAAAACCGATTCTGCTCAGTTTTAGCACCCTTTTTTAATTGCATTGCATTATATACCTTCATTAACGCAGACGTTTTGTTATTGATCTTCTTCTTTCGCCACCTAAACTTCTTTTATTTACACGGCCAATATTAGAGAAAGGGTTACTATTTAATTTATACAAATTTGAGGACTTTTGCAAGTCTTTACCAGTCTCATTATCTACCCGTTTCTTATAACCTCTATTAGCTTGCTGTATTTTAGCAAATGCTATCAGAGCAGCTAATGAAACAAGTCTATCCACGTTGACACCTTCCCGGTAAGCCTCCATTTCTTTCATTGCCATAAGATCTGGTATCCTTTCAATACCAAATGTTTTCTTAATAACAGTTCCGTCCTCCTCTGTTTCTTCATCTACTACTTCCTTCAACCATTCAATTAAATAATTCAGTAGATGATCTTTAAATATCCTGCCTGTATTTTTCCAACCATAATCAGAAAATACAGTTTTATTAGCTTGGAGCTCTTTTAAGAAAACCACCTGATTTTTAGGTACAAGGTACTTTTGCTTCTTCTGAGCTATCATGTATTGAATGAATAATGAAATGTTATTTTCCACCAAGGTCCATGCTTGATACCATTCAATAATCAATCTTAATTTTTCGTGAGTTTGTGTAAGATCATCAAATCTACCACACCAAGCTGCTACAATCTTATCACCCTCAATTATATTTTCAGTTTCTTCGTGCCTGACTTTTGTAACTTCTATGGATGTTTTGTAAACATAGATAGCACAAAGAGAATCTGAAGTAGTAGTTTTACCTTCGGAAACGGGGTCAATTGAAGCATAGTAAGTACCCCATTCTTGCTCAATATCAGGTCTTTCCCACACAACTAATGATCCTGATTTATCATCTAGCTTAGGATCTATTGGAAATGATGTTATTGGAGCTTTTACTGTTTTCTTAGCTTTGATTCCTTTATCAGTCTCGACAAGTTCTATGAGCTCAGCTGCATAATGTTTTTCTTCAATTCTCCTAATTTGAGCTTTTATCAAATGCTGAGGAAAAGGAGATTCTTCTCTGTAAGCAAATGCTTCAGCAATATTTCTAGGTCTTTGTGATATTCTAAGCTGGTATCTATCTGGCCGTAGTTTTTTCTTATACTCCGCATATTTAGCTTCTAAAGCTTTTAAAGCTTCTTCCGGTTGTGAATTACCATAACTATCAATATAAGGAGGCATCCCCCAATGCTCTGGTATAAACAAACCAGATTTACCTACAGTTCCTCTTTCATCTAATAAATTAGTTTCTACAGGATAGATTTCGTTTGCTTCAGGATTAAGAATCATATCTTTTAAAGGCTCGCAATCCTTTAATTCACCTACAGATCCTGCGGCTATAAACATCCCTGTAGATATTTCACCAGCTTCTAATGCAGATAACATAAATATGAAAGATTTATCCATGGTAGGTGCTACACCAGCTTCTTCATAAAAGAAGTATCTACAAGCACCACCGACACCTTTAGTAGCACTCTGTTCAAAAGATAAACCTATAACCCGACCTTTACCTCCTATATACCTTTCCCTACCTCCTTCAGTAACTTTAATCCGCTGTTGCCAATTTTTCACTTTGCTAGGCTCCATATGTCTATACCAGGCTGTTTCCGAATTCAAAAAATCCCGGTACTCTTCTAAAAAAGACCAAGAACCATCCATATCAATATGTCTACTCTCACTAGCTCCTATTTTTAGCGTAGGACCTTCTTCAAACCATAGTTCATTAATAATTTTGGCACAATGGTAATAAGAAGATGCTATCTGCCTCTTTTTGACAATAGCAGCATGCATTCCGTGTAATTCAGCCAAAAGCTCATATAAAGCCATATGATACTGAACGTCCCATACACTAGGAAATCTGGAAACTTTGGCAATTTTATCATAAATCTGTAGAAAATTGATCCACATGTAGTATTCTCTAGGTAAATACCATGTATTAGAATCTCCTATGAAAATTACTCCTTTTCTGCACTTTTCTTTCTCTTTATCCCAATACTTTATATAATCTTTGCTCCTGAATACAGCTGTGCAGTATGTACCTTCTTTATTAAATCTCTGAGCTTCTTGATTAAAAAGCAGAGCAGTATCATTAAAGTTATATTTACCGGGTTCTTTAAAAAGAGGTTTTAAAAAATCTATGAAAGCTTGTTTATCTTTAAATGTGGTATAAGACCAAGTATCAGTCTTTGCGGTATATGTTGGAATACCGTCAATCCAAGGTCTAAAAAGTAAACTTAACTGTTCCATCACATTTGATCATAACCCAAAGTCTTATTACCACGAACATGGGTTTCTTGTTCAGCTGCAAGATCGGCACTTACATCTTTAAAAGACTGACGTATACCTGCAAAATTCTTTGCTGCTTGAACCAAAGCAGAAATATTACCATCTCTACCGTGTTCAATTTTAGTATCTCCCATATAATCAGAAAGATTGTCAATCATTTTTTTCATACCTAAGTAAGCTCTTACTGTAGGTGTTTCATACAGGTTTTTGGCTTTTTCTAAAGCTGTTTGAACAAACTCACACTCAGTATCAAAGTTCATTTCAATTTCAGCTTCAACAATATCTTCTTTATCATCTTCCGGCACATTGAAGAAAGGATTTTCTTGACTGGGGCATGTCATATAAAAAACATAAGCTAAGATGTTTACATGAACTTCTGGTTCAGGATACTTCTCTAGAATATTCTTTAACCACTTAATAGTATGGCAATGCTCAGTAGGAATTACCTTATTATTGCTAATTTCAAACAGTCTAATCATTACAATTTTTTTGTTTTAAAAGTTCTGGATGATTCTTTATGTATTTTATCATGTTCCGGACCTCTTTTTTGAGATAAGGTAAATCGTATGGTATTACTTCTTTTACAATAGGATCTCCCGCAGGGTCATAAGCTGTTATAGGATATCCGAATTCATCATGGCCTTCAATTTCAAATTTAATATGATGAATTTGAAGCTTGCCAGGTTTTAAATGGTGATTATGCTTCTGCATAATATACATATAAGTACTTAACTGCAAAGCATAATGATTAAAATTACAATCATCTAAATGAGATAAGCAATACAACATCTTTTTTGTAACCCCTTCCCAATTTGTAAATCCTTTAAGTTTAATTTCTTTGTTAGTCTTATAATCATAGCAGTCTATAATATCTTGGATTACTTCTATACGATCCGCTTGACCGCATATTCCTGCAGACTTCAAATAAACCAAATGTTCTGGATATATACCGGGAGTTAAGTTTTGATCAGGAGACAGTTTGATACCATCTTGCTCAATAGGTTGTATAATTGGCAAGTCAATACCAGCTCTCTGTAATGTATTGCACATAATTAACTCTGCTTCTCGCTGATCGTGATACCAAGAGCCTAAGTTTACAGCTCTCTTGCTTTCATTGTCCCAAATTTCAATAATTTTTTCAGGAGTCAGCCCATACCACTTAGACTTACGTTTCTTAGAAACTTTAGTTGCAATTTCTATTTTTTTAAAAGGAGGTTTGAATAAACTTACAAAACTGGTTACACTAAGCCAGTCAATTTTATTCTCTCCTTGGCTTTCGTATTTGTGTGTCTCTGCTGTGAATTGAATTGACATCTGGATTGGTATTTGGTTCTTGATAATTGAGTTGGTCTTTGATTGCATCCTCTTCCTCCATAGAAAGAAGAGAATGCCACTTTGGGTTTTCTTCATTCCCGCAGGAAGAAGAAAGAGATCTGATTTTAAGTTTTAGGGAGCATCCGCATTTGGAGCAACAGGGTTGGGTTCCGGAAACTAGGCAGCTAGAACCTTCTAAATCAATGTCTGGGCAATTATTACAAATAGCCATCCTTTCTTTAGCGATTTCTTCTATTTGCTCACTTTTAAAAAGATTGTTCTTAAATCCTTCTAAAATTTGAGTCCTAGACTTCCAGATAGTTTTGAAATTTTTATAGTTCACCATTTTTCTTTCTGTAAAATTCAGCTCTTCGTTTAGCTTCCTTTTTTATTTGCATTTG